TGTGTCTCAACTGCTGGACGCCAAACAATACCTTCAGCGGGAGTACCGTTGTTATAGTTCAGTTCATTGGCAATGCTCAAAAAATAATCAACACTCTTGGGCACAATGTCATTACCAAGTTGAATAATATGCACAGTATCTACAATCTTGATGTTATGTTTCTTGCCAAAACTAATCAAATCTTCTCTGTTCAGGTATTTGCCACTATCAATGTCGTATAGATTGAAAAGATATAATTCAATCTCTTTGAGCCCAAGACGATTTGCTTGAATACCCGGTCCAACCATTTCACCTTGAATACATAGATTACGATCTTCGCCACGAAGAATCTCTTCAAGTTTGAGCTTGCGAGCCATCTTCCAATGAGCATTGTCTTCTGTTTCTTTTAGGTTGAGATTACGAGAGCATACACCAAACTCATCATCACGCCGATATGCTGTAAAACTTGTGCCGTCCATCTTTAGTGTGCCAATAAGCACCAATCCTTTATTGCTTGCTTCAACAAGCACATTTGGCTCAGATTGCAGACGAACTTCATCTGTCTTATGTAAGAAAGATGGAAAGTTCCCTTTGACCATTCCGCTCAAATGAGCAGGCACAACAGGTTCGTATTTTTCAACACCAACAAGTGATGTAACATCCTGACCAACTTCATATTCACCTTGGGGCAGAATAGAAAGCGGCAATGCCAATCCTTGCGAAAGTTGGCCACGAAGACGAATAGTTTTTACACGCAGTTTCTTATCTACTTCCTTACGAAGATGATCATTCCAACTTGCGATAGGAAGTACACTATCAATCTCAAAATATACACACTTGTCATTGGGCTGAAACTCATTCTTTTTTACAACACATTCCCAGCCAAGAACTTTGGCACAAAGAATGGCATCTGCACCATTTATAGGGTTCAGTTCCTTGATAAGTTGAATAGATGCCAGTTTTCGGTCCATAATGCTATTACCATACACTATAATAACCTTTTGTCAATATGTTTTTAGCCCTTGATATATATTTATTATAATCAAGCATATATGATTTCACTACTTTCTCTATTACAAGAAGCACTTAGCGGCAAAGGATTTTATGACCAGCTTGTAAGTCCTTCGTTCAGAACACAGGATACATTCCCAGTAAAGATAGACTTTATTGTTGATAATAAGAAAGTAGAAGTAAGTATTCCTATAAAGATTACCATGAATAATCTAAAGCGTGAAGTTGACCAATACTTGCAGGCTCCTGGTGAAATGAAAACCAAGCTTGATACATATGCCTACTGGTATGATAACTTCAATAAGCTTGTGTTTCAAAGTATGGGAGAAAGTGATGGTTGTTTGTTCTTGGCGGCTTGCGGTTATTGTTCTGCCAACACCGCACTTGACCAAAACATTCTTGAAGCCGCTAAACTATATACCGCAGTAAAGAAAGATTTTGGTAGTGAAGAAGGTAAGCAGGCACTTTCAGATATTGCCGCCAATGTAAAGAGTAACCTAAAAGACAAGGATCTGGCATTTCTGGCAAAATATCCAAACAGTGCATATGCCAATCTACTTCTTCCAAAGAAAGACTATACTGGCAAGAAGATTGAAAAGGGGCCAAAGAAAGGTCAAGATGACATCTTTAGTGAAGTTACCGTGTCAAACGCCAAGATTCCAAACTTCAATACATATGTAAAGTATTATCTACAGCATAATGGAAATGTATCAAAAGAAGAACTATACAACGACCTTGAATCGGGCACATTTACCATTAGCGGAACAAAAATCAATTCATTTCTTATCAATCTTATATTTCCTGGCAAAAAATGGGCAGGCAAGATTGACCCTGCGACCATTGACCGCTGGATGATACGTGTATTCTTTGATGAACCATTGAAGAACATGGTTGAAAATGACATCACAGATTGGATTGCTCATATCCCAGACGATGAAGATGAAGAAGAAAAGGTCGATGAAGCAAAGCCAAAGAAACCAAAAAAGCCAAAGCTTTCGCCGGAAGAAGAAATGCTTGCCAAGAAAAAGAAATCATTGGAAAAAAAGAAAAATGCCATCGTAAACAAAATAGTAATGAAGCTGTTTGGCGATGATTATATACGTCAGAACCTGGTAAAGATACTACACGAAGAAGCACAAAAGATTGGTCTTACATCATATCAACTACAGGCACTTGCTTGGGTAAATATACGTGAAAGATATGATGAACCTGCTGCCAAGTTCGCTAAGTTTGAAGATGTTATGGAATATGCCAGAGATGCTGCCAGCACAGTTATGGCAATAGATCCAAACATCAACTCGGTGATGAACACGATCAAGATACTTTCATCTGGACCAAGATTCAAGTTCACCAATCCACAACAGGTTGTTGATACAATAGAAAACGCAGAAAGATATGAAAAGGTATATTTTCTGCCACCAAAAATCGCCAAAGCAAAGAAAGACAAGGGCTCTACGATTGATTATACCAAAATCAAAGTTGGTATGGTAAGCGACAATAAGGCGGATATATACAATCTGAAAATATCCAAAAAGAAGCCGATACAATCAATCGATGGAGCAAACAGAGCAGAAACACTCAAGAAAGTTCTTGATTGGATTTTAAACTATAAAACATAACATCATATGAGCCTACCAATCGTACCAGGACCAAACAATCAACTGATTACAGGATCTTTACCTACTCAGTATGGATTTACTTCAAACTATGTACAATCAGATACAGGAAGTGTAACAATAGCAAGTAGTTCAACTACTCCTGCGTCCGTTGTTAATGTTTCAATAACTACCACGGGAAATCCTGTTTTTGTATCGTGTACTGGAGACGCAAACCCAGCAACAGGCGGAGGATGGTGTGTATTTCAACTATACAGAGGCAGCACCGCAATTGGAAAGAAAGTTCAAGCAGAAAGTTCTGATAGCAACGAAAACGTGCCATATGGAATTACGTGCATTGACAATCCGCCTGCCGGTACATATACATATTCTCTAAAAGTTACATCAATTGCTGGCAGCAACTTTACTTTTGGTGAACCGGATGGACCAAATTTGACAGTGTTTGAAATAAGATGATACAAAAAAGCCCGCCAAATAGGCGGGCTTCTTGTTTATGTTTTAATATAAAAGAAGTTATTTGGTATACAAGTTTTTGAACTTATTGAAAGTAGATTCAAACAGAGAGGTTTCTGTTACCTTATCTGGAGAAAAATTTACTATTCCCGTTTCTAAAGATTTTTGAGTAGAACGTGCTTGATCGACCTGTGGCATATTTATTCTTGGAGTATCCGTTGCCGGATTTCGCTCTATAATTGTTGCCTTTGCATTTCTCGCTAAATATTGCGCGACATTGTCGTTCTGCAATTTATCAACTCCCCTGTAAATTTGATCTTTATATCGATTATATACTTCAAGAAATTCTGGCTTTAAATTGCTATTTACATATTCACGAACAGCTTCTTCGGAACTTTTCATCAAATTTTGTCCCACCGGCTTCTCCGTTGGCATTCCTTTCAATTCGGCTGCGATTGCTAGATGAAACGCCTTCAATGCCATTTCTGGATTGTCTCCGATTGCTTTATTATTAAAATCCAAACATACCACAGTTGCGTTTGGATTTGCGCAGCAAATTTTACTCCATCTATGGTGGCCGTCTATTATATATTTTCCCGCATAAGTTATTAGTGGTACTTCTCCATTCTTTGTAGAAAGCAGTACATTTTGGCCAGTAAGTATTTGATTAAGATCGGCGGTAGTTCCAAATTTACCGGTTCCAATAATATCATCTAAACTATTTCCAAATCCTATTTCAGTTTGGGACGGTATTAATTTACCAACCACACCCGATGCTCTCTTCACCGTAAAATTTTCTACATCGTCATTGTCTTTTTCTTTTGTTCCAGAAGTAATAAACGCATGTACCTTTGGGTCAGCGACCAAGGTATTGTATTTTTGAACAAACTGAGATACCGATATTTCTTTAAAGTCATTCCAAAATTCCGCTTTAAATTTTTGATCCAAATTTTTAGAATCTTGTTGAGTATCACTTTTTGAGTCGGACTGCTGTTCGGTCGCTTCCAATACCAACTTTTTATGCTTTTCGAAAGTAGATTCAAATATATTCATACTGGGTTATAATAAGGTTATGTGTATAAATATATATAAAAAAACAAAAACCCACCGTTTTTGGTGGGTTTTTATATTACAGCCACTTCTTTACTTCAGTATCGTTCTTATATCCACCCTGTTTGGCAAGTGCTTTGATTTTCTTCATTTCATCGCCTTTGATTTCTTCTGCCATCACATTTACAGGATGCATGTCATATATCTTACCATCGTCGGTAAGATAATACTTTTTTTCGCCTGCTTCTAATCTAACAACCTTATTGTCTGTAAAAAATACAGCGTCTGTTATTTTCATGATACTTCTTTTACTTCGCCACTTAGTGTAATCAATCCATCAACTGGTATCCAGTTTGTTATTTTGTTGCTATCTACAGGCTTGCCACCAATTCGTCTATTTACTGCCACCGTGATATGCGGTATAGTATTCTTGCTATAAAAACCAACTACTCTTACCGCAATAGCCTTGTCGCTGATACCATAATGAGTAATATCAAGTTTTTGCTTGGTGCCAAGATATTGTTTTATAAACTCAGGAGCATTACCCATACCTATGGTCATATGATGGCAAATCATCTCCCATCCATTATCACGCACAAGAATAGGCAATCTAACGCCATTTACTTTGATATTGTCATCTGCCCATTTAGTAAGCTTTAGATGCGATTTGTCGTCTAATACAATAGCAGTATACATATTATTCTGGTAGTTTATAGTTGTCTGGCACTTCGTTTTTTATAACGAACAAAGCATATTCTTCGAGCGACAACCCCAAAGATTCATGCAAGTCTTCGCCCTGTGGTGTATTTTTCCACACTTTGATGCGTGACTGGATCCTTGCTTCAAGTTTAGGATTGTCGGCTAACTTCATATTATTTGGTGATTGTTAGTACCTTATAAATAGTTGCCATAAAGCATATTTCTCTATCTGCCACAGATGCTTCTTGATATTGACCTTCTGCGAGAGCAAGAATAACTTCGCCTTGAGCATTACCGGCATATACATCAATCTTTTCATACATCTCTGTATAAAGGTCGCTGAAGTTCTTTAGACTGTTATCTGCCACAAGTTGGCGAATGTCTGTGAATGCCTGTTTCTTGTTTGTATTCTTGAGCATATCAATCAGTTTGGACTTGATATCACCCTGTAATACATCTTCTTTGGCAAGTTTGAGTTCAGCATTGATTACTCCACGCTGTGCGGTATTGATAATGGCACGAATGTCTGGATAATGACTATTGACGAGCAATACCACACTCTCCTTATCAAACTTGACATTTTCCTTTTGTAGAATCTTCACAAGGTTGGCGGCAACATCCTTCTTGGTAGGAGGATGAATAGCATAAGATTGACAACGAGATTGAATAGGTTCGGTGATGCGTTCGTGATAATTACAAGTAAGTATGAAGCGAGTGTTCATACTATATGTCTCCATCGTATTACGCAGACCTGCCTGACCGGCAGCGGTCAAATAGTCAGCCTCGTCAAGAATAATGACCTTCAAGCCATTGAAGCCAATGGTCGAAGCAAAGTTCTTGATCTTTACACGAATGGTGTCAATGCCGTTGTCATCCGAAGCATTGATGTAGAGTACATCACACTTGATGCTCTTCGTGATAAGTTTCGCAAGAGTAGTTTTGCCAGTTCCAGCGCCACCATATAAGAGTAGATGTGGTATGTCATTTTCGTTGATATATTGCTTTACCTTTTCCTTCAGAACGTCGTTGCCAACATAATCAGATAAACTCGTGGGACGATACTTTTCGCACCAAAGTGAATGCTCGATGTTGGTGTTTGTGTTGTCGGTATCTTCAAGAAAGTTCATTTTAGTTGTCAATCTCCTTCTTGATGAGGAAATAGGACGCCTCAAAGTCCTTGTTCTTGAATGTGATATTGGAAATGCCAGCGGCGGCGACCTTGAAGATGACTCCGCCAAGACCGCGACTCTTGCTGATGATCTCCTTGAAATAGTTGGCATTGAAACTGATGGGCTTGTCCAACTTGTCCTTGCCAGCAATCGGCGACACATCCAACTTGATGCGGCTGGTATTGATATTGCTATATCCGATCACCAGTTCCATCTTGTTCTTCTTGTTCATAAGAAGAGTAAATGTCTCAACTTCCGGTAGAGCATTCTTGGCTTTGATATACTTCTCAATGAAAATATCATCCATAGGAATCTCAACATCATATGACTTGATTTCCTTGACCTTGGGGGCGGATGGAATAATAGACAGGTCCGCCAGCAATACCGTGGAGTCAGTAGAGCCATCAGACACAGACCAACTGATGGGTCGGTCATCAATCTTATTCACGGCGATTTCAATAGTTTCGTCCAGCACACCAATCATCTTCTTGACTTGAGCAGTATCGTGAATGCCATACTCGCCGTTGTCAATCTTGATGTTGGAAAAGGAAACAATACCCGCAAGAGTACGATCTTCAGATACGAAGTTCGTCTTGATGGCACTTCCGTCAGATACAATCTTCACAGACTCAATAGTTCCGTTTAGATTGTAAAGATCAATAAACTTGTTTAGTTCTGATTTATTCATAGTAGTAGTGTTTATATGATGTATAAAATGTATGGTTTGTCAATGTCAAAAAGCAAAGAACTCACTGATGGCTTCTTCGTCTTCGCTGTATAATGTCCAGTTTAGTGCTTCATAGAAGTGCTTGAGTTTCTTTTCTAACTCAGCATCCCAGATGCGATTACGATCAATATACTGATTGATAAAGTCCATAACAATCTTGGGGTCTTTGCCATCATCCTTGAACGCAAGTCCATCCAAGCCAAATGGATTGCTTTTTACATATGCCCATTTGATTTTTCCGCCGCTCATAATGGGTTCTGTTTCTGTAAGATTATATCTCTTTAGCATATCGTTATATGCGAGAGCAGCCTTACACTGAGCAGTAGAACCATCAACGAAATGAAATAGTTCTCTGTCCTTGGGGTTGAAATCTGTCTTGGCGTCGGTATTGGCGATGAAACGAACAGAAGTATTCTTGGCAATGTCTTCAAGGTTGAACGACTTCATAGACGACTTGAAGTCCAGAATCTTCTTGTCCAGTTGCTTCTTGTCTGTGCCACGCAGTATGTCTTCCAGCACCGAACTCATAAAATCTCTGAACTTCTTGGGGTAACTTGAACGCACAACGTCCAGACCCTTGATTTCAATGTCGTTGGTGTCCTTACCCAGTTCCATATTATACACCTTGAGCATTGCATAACGCTTCTTGACAATCCACAATGCGGCTTGAGCAACAACGTCAGGAGCAATCTTGATGCGATTGTCTGTGCTATTGAACATCTTTACCATCATTACCTTGTAAAAGTCATTCAAGCCGTCAGCAACCTCATTGATAGTATTGATAGCATATGGCTTGATATCTATTATCTTCTCGTGCTTGGCAAGAGAGTTGATGTCAAGATATAGCGAGTCAGTATCAATATAGATTACATAGTCCTTGTCTTTTGTATCGCAGCGTTTGTTGAAGCGGGCATTTACAAACTTGGCACTGGTTTTGATGATTTCCTGACCAGTAAGCGTAACGGCGGCGGCATTATCAAGATCATAGAACCTGAAAATCGGCAGACCAAGCACACCATACAGTGAGTTGAGCAGAATCTTCTGCACTTGCTGACGACGCTTCCAGAATGCAGTAGCCGCCTTGTCTCCACTATCAGACGCTTCTTTCATCTTGTTCTTGTATTCTACACGTTCAGCAAACCACTTCTTTAGAATATCTGGAATACAACCAATCTTTTTCTGATCATATACCACCCCGTTGGCACTTACAGACAGGTTGTTTTCCGCAAAGAACGTGTTGAGTTGCTTGTATGTATATTTGTCGTCGGCAAAATCAACAACATCTTCTGTCTGCTTGGCAAACTTCTCCGCACTCCAGTTATTGATTACTGCCATCTTGGTCTCGGGAGAGATGTTGATGCTCATGATCACGCTGGGATACAGCGAGTTGATGTCAGCAGAACATACCCAATCGTATCGGCCAGGTACAGGATCTTTTACATACGCACCAACAAATCCTTCTTCGCTATCATCGTCGTCATCTCCAACAGAGTCTTCGTCATCTTTCTGTTGTGGCTTGTTTGGAGCAACAAGTTTCTTGCGGCGAAGATATGTAAGCAACGCACCTTCAAGAATCTTGCTGGAAATGCTGAATTCTTCATAACCCGTGTGACAAACGTGGCAGATGCTTTGAGCAAGGTCGATAAATTGCAACTTGTCGTTCATCTTGCGAACAAGCACAATGTCGTGCAAGTTATACTCAATGAACTTGTTGATGTCGGTCTTCTTCAAGTTGTCCAGAGAACCATCATAATCAACCTTACCAACACCAAGTTCTTCCTTGGCAACCGTATCCAGTCGATAGTTGGGCAAGTTCTTCTGACTGTATTTCTTATACAGCAAGATATAGTCCAGCGTATTCACGCCAGCGATGGTCATCTTGTTCTTGAACTTGTTGAAATAGCAAACTCCAATAGGAGACAACTGCCCGGCAGTTTCTTCATCAAACACCTTGAGCAGTCGAGCGTGAAGATATGGAAAGTCAAAGCCGTCAATGTTCCATCCGGTAGCAATAGTAGGATTGACTTCTCTCCACTTGGTCAAGAATGCCTTTAGCAAATCTTGTTCGTGCAGATACGCAGTTACTTCTGCACCGTGCATTGCGCCATCTTTTACAACACCATCTTCATCAAGAACAAAGCAATAGTATTTGTTATTTGCCACATCGCACAACGCAATAGCAGTAATCTTCTGCACAGGATTTTCCACATTGGGATATCCGCCAGTAGAATCCACTTCAATGTCAAGCACCGCAAGACGATGATTGGTAGATGCGTCGTCGCTGCTTCCATAAACATCTATCAGAAAACGAGTTTCAACAGGAACATCCGATTCAAGCAGTGACGAATCTCGCGGATTAAACTTTTCAACTCGCTCAAGTTCTTGACCATAAATGGACTTATACTTGCCACCCTTCTTCTTTTTGTAAGCATATGGCACATACTTCACTCTGGCATAACCATTTTGGTCATCCCAAACGTGCACAAAGTTGGCCTTGCGATCATAGAATATGGCTTGATACATACCAAAAACTCTAACAGAATAGATACAATTGTCAAGGTTTAATACGAATAGTACGATCTACAGTATACCACAAATTTTCACGCAATTATTGTACTCCGATACGTCGTGGTTCTATGTCGTGTTTTTTGTATATTATACACAGCTTATCATTAGAATAAAACTCTATTTTGTCAACCATAGATATCACATCAGGATTAATTTTATTGTTAAACTCCATAGATCGTGCTTGTATAGCCTTAAATACTTTTATAGTATTTAATGCAACGTGCAGATCTTCTATGGCATATACTCCTCCAGCATTCAGCGTACAAAATAATTCATTGAAAGAAATTATATGATGTTCGTGAACATGACTACCGTCATCTAATATAAAATCGTACTTTTTATCTCGTAAACTTCTTAGAAAAGAAGGATCTGATTGATCACCAATTTTTATTTTTATCGTGTCACTTTCCAACTCACTCTTTTTAAATCTATTCTCATTAATATCTATTCCGGTAATATTACACTTTTTGTCAAAATAATCGTCCCACATCTTCAAAGAACTTCCAAAACTAACACCAATCTCAAGCATATCTTGTATGTTTCTATTTTTTAATATTTTTTGATAATGTTCTACATATCCATGTCCCTTGATACCATTTTTTGGCAAAATACTATTTGGAACTTTTTTATCTGTATTGTATTTTTCTGCCAATACCATCAAATTTCTTCCAATCTTGGTGTTATTTTTTTGTATCGTAGTTGCTGCATTGTATCCGTGAACAATAAGTTTTACCAAATTTTTTGGAAGCTCGAATGATTTTTTAACAATAGAATAAAATTTATCGTGCTGTTCAGTCATTAACCATATTTCTGGAGTTTCTTGGCACAACGATAAAAACATGGAAGGAGACCTGTCGGTATATATTCTGCCCATATATTCTTCACCCGTATGCATATCTACTTTTGTAGGTTGCGCGAATAATAAAAATTTTTTGTACTTTTCAATATGTTTTAAATAACTTTCGTGTATCGATTGAACATAATTATTTTCCATATAATCGTCACAGTCGTGTCTAGTTTGTATGTTATATCCTTCTGCGAGTATAATTTGTTTATAGCTACTTTGGTTGCAAACGACATTAACTTTAGAATTGTTTTTAATAAATTCTTTTTTAATCATTTCCGCGTGCTTTGGTATTTGTTGATTCGTCGTAATATATAATGTAAAATCTTTATTAGACTGAGCGCATATTGACGGTATAAAAAATTTTCTCATGGGTATAAAATACCGCATAAACAGCTTGTCATCTGCGAAGTTACATCTAGTTACAATTGCGTGTTTCATATTTTTTTATCTATACCGGATATTTTTGATGATTTATTGTTGTCGTGTATTACTAGTTTTACGTATCCAGTCTCTATTGAAATCACTTTTGACACAAATTTAGGAAACTGACCGTGATATGTGTGTAATATATGTTTGTTTGGTGTTCTCTGGCATAACGTGAGAAACATAGATGTACAGTTATCTGGATACGTTTTTGTAGTATATTCCTCTCCAGTATTAAAATCGAGTTTTGTTGGCTGGGCGTGAATCAGAAACTCATCATATTTTTCTATATTCTCATTATAAATTTCTTGTATTTTTTGAATATACTTGGGATCCATATAATCGTCGCAATCGTGACGGGTCTGAATGTTATAGCCGTTGCCGATTACATAGTTTCCAAAATCGCTTAACGTTGTATCTACATCTATTCCACTTTCTTTAAACTCTTGATGTATTAGTTCTTGATGATGTGGATACTTTTCATTGTTGGTATTAAAAAACAATTTAAAGTTTTTGCAAATTTGTTTTTTTACCGAAGGTATGAACGTATTTTTCATTACTTCAAAATATTTCCTGAATAATCCATCGTCTACAAAGTTACATCGACTGAGGATTATATGTTTCATAGTTTATTGTTCTGCTTGACTATGAACTTGGCAATATCCGTTTTCAGCAAATCGCAATTTGGTATAACACAATGACCACCAATCTTTCCATCCTCGTGCTTCAGATTATATCGTGCATATTGCGGAAATCCTAACTTTTCATATCCTATATTGTATGTCCGATTTGATTTTATATACACCATGTCAAAATCAAGATTATGCTTCTTACAGAAGTTGTATATCTCCTTTTCCGCGATTATATTAAGCCCGTATAAAGTCGTACAATACAACTTCATGACTTCAAGTGATTCTTGGCTGTCGTGTTCTTCAACGGCGACACCGACTTCGTTGAAGTACTTTACCAAATATTCGCATCTTGGAGCCAAATATTTGACAAACGTTTTTAAACTCTGTTCCAAGTGTGGATGTATGCCACGTACCGGAGAATAGTATGCTTTACATTTCTTAGCGGTTTTCATCGGAACCGTGCTATGAATAACAGTATACGTTGGCTTATACAACTTCTTATATCTTTTAACTTCACGCACAAACTCTTTGCTGTATGGGAAGCAGATATGCATTACATTCACATCTTTTACATCTATGGATTGGTTATAATCGACGGAATATACTTCATACTTTTCTTTAAGTATATTATACATAGACTTTCCTATTTCTCCAAACCCTACTATTAGTTCAATGTTTTTCATAAAATTCCATCTTCATTTCTATTTAAGAAATATTCGAATATATCCTTGTATACCGATTCTTCTACATTGTCAATCTGCAATAAACCAATACTATTTAATTTTATGCAATTTGCAATATCTAATTTTTTTAATATTTTATGTCTAAACTTATAATTTCTTCCTTCTTTCTCTCCGTGCCATTCGTGAATGAATCCACCCTTTATACAGGTTACCGATTCGTTCACATAAGCATATATCTTTTCTTTCCAGGCTGTATATTCTGTGTGGGACTTACCACTTAAGTTTTTAAACACGGGCCTATCATTTATACAGTTTTCAAACAACGAATATAAAAATAATGTGTCTCCTCCTCCAACGGCACAATACGGATATAATCCCCCGTGTTTCCAAAATTCTCTATTTGCTGCCCATGCACCACCGGGATGACCCTCGTTTGTCTTAGTCGGACCACCCGCGTGGATGTTTCCCAATGTATTTTTTATAATACCACCATATCTGTTTGTCAGGTTTCCAGTTTGATACATTTGTACCAACTTATACTTTGTTAGTGCGTTGGAAGTATCTATATACCATTTTTTATTTGTAAAAATAAGGTCGGTGTCTATCCACGCAATCTTTGTAAAATGTTCTGGTATATATTTTTCCAATAAATTTAATGCAGCTTCTTTTTGAAAACAAATATTATTTCTATTTACCTTGATCTGTATAAATCCATCCATATCCGTAGTTTCAAATTTATCCGTAAGTGACAGTTCTATTCCATATAAAGGAACGCCGTCATATTTCATTCTTCCCAGAAATCTGTAAAAATTATTTTTTGGATGCTCAAACCCGCACCAATTATAATAGCAGCACATTACTGCCATATCATTGTGTACGTGCGATTCGTTCATTTTTAATTTTCCATCATTTCCTAACCCATATATCGTGAAAGTATCGATGGGTTTTTCATTTTTTTTCGAGATTACATAATTCAATTCGCCGAACAATTGAATAGTGCTATAATTTTCAGTGAATAAATATTCTGGATTTGGCCATACGTCGTGTGCACGTAAGTCATATATCATATTAGAATATTTATCTTTTGTGGAAGATATTGAATTTGGTCGCAACTGTTTAGACAAATTGTTTTCGTGATATCTTCTATAAAATAATGGATCTTCTATTTTATGGACCGGAATAGATTGAGCCGCGCATCGTTCCGAGAATTCTGCATCTGCCGCGCATGTCCACGGACGAAATCCATTCATATCAATCAATAGTTGTTTTTTTATACCAAAACATCCGTGGGAATATATTGACGATTTACTCAAATTTTTATCACCAGAAAAATTTTTTCCGTGGTCAAAATTATAAAATTTATATTTTACAATATCATTCTGCAACAATGCTTCGTTTATTTTTTTTATCGAATCTGGCATCATTACGTCGTCCGAATCAAAAAATAAAATATTTTTATATTTTGCCTTTTTAAGTAAAGTATTTCTTATTATATATGGACCAACATTTTTTGAAAAATAAAATATTTTAATACAACTATTTTTAAAAATTTTATGGCTGTTCAAAAACACTAACGTCTCATTGCAATTGTCTATACCTAGTAATATTTCGAAAGAATCGCACCTCTTCGCCGAAATAATTATGGAATCAATACATTCCTCCAAAAATTTTGTATTTTTGTAGGTAGGAATTACGATTGATACCTCGTATCTTTTTTTTATAACATTATGTAACCATTTAAACATATTAAATACTATATGGGGGACTTTCCGTTGGAGTCGTTGTTGGCGTGTTTGTTGGTGTCGCCGTAGATGTTGCCGTGGGCGTTTTTGTTGGAGTTGTTGTTGCAGTAACAGTAATCGTTGGTGTCGTAGTATTTGTTGGCGTTGTAGTAGGTGTGCCGGTAATTGTCGGAGTGACCGTTGGTGTTGGCGTTAGAGAAGATCCTGGTGTGGGTGTGACACTCTTTGTGGGAGTATTTGACGGAGTTCCTGTTGGAAATGGAGTAGGCGTTGGCGTCGGGTTTGACGTTGAAGTTGGAGTTAACGTTGGAGTTATAGTCGGCGTAGGAGTTCTTGTTGGTGTATGAGTTGGAGTATGTGTCGGAGTTGTTGTTATACTCACGGTCACCGTGGCTGTTTGTGTTGGTGTCGGTGTATTTGTTCTTGTCTGAGTTGGCGTCGGTGTATTTGTGCGAGTGACGCTTGGTGTGGGAGTAGGTTGTAGAAATAATATTGATTTTTTACCAATCAACTGCCAACCAGTATTTGTGGAGTTAGATGTAGTTTTAACATATACATAAGAACCTGTGTCCGTGCGTCTCAACAACCCGATATCATTTAGCACTCTAAGATAAAACGGATATTCGGTTTTTGTAAAAAATACATTTTCCCACACTCCATTGTGATTTGACCCAGAATAATTTATTCTATAAAAAGAACCAGTTTTAAAAAATAATGCATCCTTCGGGGCATATATAATTCCCTCTGGGTCTCCATCCGATGGTGGATTTCTTTTTATAAATAGACTCATTCTTGTATTATTATAACTATCAGTAGGTAGTCAAAAAACGCCGTTCTTTTACCCCCATAGTATATAAATTTAGCCTATTCCATTTACCGCAGTGCGGACAATTTGATATATACCTGTTTTTATCTGGTATATAGTCGCTTGTAGCAAATGTTAAATTACAGTTTCCACATACCACGTTTATCTTTGTGCGTGGATATAATGATACTATTGGCTTGTCTATATGCTTTGCCAAACAGGTATCGTTGGAATTAATAATGATTTTAATCATCGTCTTTCTCTGATTCTTTTTCTTCAGATAAATGTGCCGGTGGATATCCTCTTAATAATATTGGCAGCGTATTGTTGAAAAAAGAAGATACGAGATCTATCAGTGATACATTCACTACCATAAACAAGAACGCTGTTCCAAATAAAAACACAAACTGCCAAGCACCATGCCAAGATTTAATTATTTCTGTTATTGCGTCGATCATATATAACCTATATTAGAGATCAAAATTACTTTTGACCAGTCTTTTATGCATATAAATAGAAAGCCGCTATGGTTTTTCACCATAGCGGCTTCGCGCATAACCTTTGTTATTTATTAACTGGCGGCAACATTGACCGCAGGAACAGAGGCTGGTGTAGCCTTGGTCTTCTTTTCAGACTTGACCTCGGCAACAGTAATAGCAGCCTTGGGCTCGTCGTTGAAGATAACACCAGCAGCCTTGGCAGCATCGAGGACTTCCTTAGAAGGATTTGCCGAAGCAAACACCATCTTGGGACGACCAATAGCAGGCTTGATTTTGCCGATAGCAACGATCTGCTTGCTTTCAACTGCCTTGTTCACTCTGAAACGAAGAGTGATGTTCACGGCATCCGGATACAAGTTCTGGATGTCGTCGATAGTAAAGTGGCGGTTTGTGGGCCACTCGATGTTTATTGTATTCTTCTTTTTATTAGACATAAGTTTAATATGTTAATTGTTAATTATGTTATTTGTTTTTAGTTAGTTTACCTTACCAAATTTTAGCTCATATAATAGCCATCAAAATATCCGTTGTGATAATCCATACTGGATTCAGAACGCATATTTGTGCCATAGTCAAGACCAGAAGAACGATCATTCTTTCCGTCCTTTGTTCCAGCAATATACTCTTGCTCAACAACGTCGCAATCATTCTGCTCAGAAGAGCAACTGCACGCACTATTGTCGCACAAATCGTCGTTGGAATCGCTGTAATCTTCCTCCGAGTCATAATCATCATTGTCGGGCTGGATTTCTTCTGCCTTGCTGGTATAAACAACCTTATCCAGTTCCTTGATTACGTCGTTGATTTCGGACGCGACGGTGTATTCACACACACGCATCTTGGTATGACCCTCGTACTTGGGCACGCTGACCACATCCTTGGGGTTGACCTTGACGATGAGCAGGCGATTTCCGCCAGCAGCAGGAGCCTCGCCCTTCTTGAAATGACCATACTGAACAACATAGTCAAGAGCACCAACGTGCAGACCATTGCTACAATCAATACCATAGTTGTCGTCCACCATATTACGAGGCATCGAAACTACACCACCAATGCCATTGAAAAACTTGCCACTATAAATATCGGTATAGTTGCTACGAACCGCCTTATAGGCAAGGAAGCAACCATCATCGGTGATAGGCAGACCATAGTTCTCAAGGAACCAGTATGTTTCATCCACCGCACGCTTACTGGGATTCTGCATCAGGTTGTCAAGGAACTTGACCATATGGTCAAACTTGAAACCATCTGTCATCATCTTGAGAATGCGAGTGGTAAGTGTATTATGAATAGCAAAGCCATTATAGAAAATCTCGCCATTCACCACCGAGACGGATTGGCCATAAGTAAAAGAAACTATAGCCTTGGCAATATTGACAAGATTATCAATATTAGAGAAATCACCAGCCTTGATACTCTCAATGATCTTATTATAGTTGGGATGGTCAGTAGCCACAGTCAAACACTCGCCATTGAGATAGAGTGTGACGGAGCCATTTGTCTTGATGACATATGGAATAGTAGTATTGGTAGTAGTACTCATGATAGTTTTTATTTAACGGATATTATATTATGTGGATTTTATTATTTTGTCAATAGATATTATGACTTCTCATCAATAAAGTTGATGATGTTATATAAAGTCGCGATTTGATTAGAATAAGCAGGAATAGCATCAAGGATATTGAAGTACTTGTCATTGATGACAGTCTTGAACTCTTCAAGATTCATTGGCATAGCAGCGTGCTGCTTTTTCTTGACGCCAAGGAAATGAAGAAATGATGCAGTCGGAGATGTATTATACACCTTATGAAGATTGGTGTATGTACGAACAAACGTCATAAGCATATCACGAGTCTTTTCATTATTGATATTCCGAATAATTACCGGATGTGCAGAAAGCTTCGCGTGTAGATTCTGAAGCACTTGATAGTTTTCCATCTCTCCATTCAAGTAAAGCTTATGCTCGTATGTAGCAATATCATTGGCCACAACACTCTTGGCGGCATCAACGATATTGATCCACGTACCAACAGAAAGCATATGCTTATTCTTGACATTGATGCCATAGATATGTGTTCCCAGATTCACATTGTTCTGGATTAGAATATCTACAAGTTCATCAATGTGTATAGAAATGTCCTGCGGCTCACCACCATTATTTACAATGCTGGGAGTATTGTAATGAAAATTGAAATAATAGTAAGTATTGTTGGGATCAAAATCATGTGCGGTGCGGCTCCAAGAAACATTCACTCTGTTTGTCTTAGAGGCGCGAGAAATGTTGGCAATATGAACTTCATCGGTGCGGGCAGTTGTAATGGCCTTGCGAGCAGCAACAACACGCGGCATAGCATCAATATCGATCAACGTTGCATATGGCGTCTTGTCCCAGCCAAAATAATTGACCAAAGTAGAATATACCTTCTTGCCAGCAGTGTTATCAATAATAGCAAGCACCGTGCAGTTCTTCTTGATAGCATCATCAAGCTTGTTGAGATAATCCAAGACCTTTAACTTGTTGAATACATTCTTTGCGGTATGAAACACATACAGCTTCCTATCAGACAATGCGATTGTATTCGCATCGCTAACAACCTTCCAAATAGCCGACTTTGTATAATTTACACTATACGTCTTAAAATTTTTGGATGCATCGTCGTTCTTGAAAGTATTGTTGATAATTCTACGAGCATTATCGTTGCTAGAATTTACAGAACTTCCGTTATAAGAAACTTGAATGTCGCCAAGAATATTGGTCAAAACTTTGTGCTCGCTGGTGTGCGAATTGTACTTGTTATAAACACACATAGCATCCCACAAAGAAACGGGGACTTCCATGTTCTTTTTTACATACTCAGACATTTCGACAAACATACGACGAAGTGCGTGCAGAATAGCATTAGCGGTCTTGCTATTAGTGTCATCATACTGAAGTTGTTCCTTGTTAGGAGCAACTTCCAGTTCGCCAATATCAAAATACAAATCAATAGCACCAGTGTCGAGCATACGCCTTGCAACAGCAGACGAAATCAAATTACTATTAGAAGCGGCTCGGGTGATGACATCTGCACTGATGGGGTAAGAATAGTTACCCATATAAGCATTACACGGATTTCCGTAACTATAACCGCGATCAACCTTTCTAAGTGCCCAATGGTTATTACGGATAATATACTGGTGCTCAGTATACTGGATATTGGCACCAACAATAACAGGACGATAGCGAAAAACGCTATATGCTCGCTGAATATTGGTATGCCACATATTGATGTCAGCAATCTTTACAGAGAACTTGACTTCAAGACCGCTGGGTTCATTGCTGTCTTGAGTAGAAATGTGCATGATGTTGGGCGAGCCAGTTTCATCAATAAAGCAGTTATATACATGCTTCTTGCCCTTATGCCAAGAAACAACATTGAAGTTGTCGGTATAGTTGAAGGGAGTCTTGCTGCCCAGTCCCATGCAACCATCGCTGTCATTATCACCAGTCTTGGTGGACTCAAAGTAGGTAGTATAGATAGAGTCAATATCATCCGCACTAAGCCCCGTGCCATAATCACGAATAGCAAACCAAGGCTCCAGCGTGTTAGGAGCATGAACCTCAAACATCTTGTTTGTATTACTAGCCTTTACGTGGCTATCCCAAGCATTAGCACCAAGTTCACGCGGAATAGCAAGAATAGGCTCGCTATAGAATCCAGAGAGGATCTTAAACGCCTTGGCACTAGCCTTGATCTTGAAGCGGCTGGGCGCAGCAAGAACATTGCTAAGAACAGGAGAAGATACGGCTTCGTTGATAATCATAGGTATTGCTTAATTATGTACCTATTATGGAGACATAATATATAAAGTCAAATACTTTTTATTATAACATTAGGCAGTTGCTTTAGACAAAAACTTCTTGTTGAGCGTATGAGCAATCTGCACAACATTCTTTACATCAATGAAATGCGAATCTTTGCCGTACATGCTCTTGAAATTCTTTACATTATTATCCGTATTATATTTATCCGCTTCAACATAATAACTGATTACTTCTGTGCCCTTCTCCATCATCTTGCGAACTTGCTTGCGTGTATGGTTGGATGCAATTGTATCAACATAAACAATATTGCCAATATTGAACGCAGGCTCACCGTCGGAAATATTCACAAAGTACGAGTCAGATTCATATGTAGATTGCGGAATATGATCCAGAATAGCCTGAAACGCCAGACCTTCTGGAGTAGAACCCGAAGGAAAAAGAAGCGGGAATAGGCTGGTGATCTTGGTAAAATTGTCTTTTCTGGAATCATATGCGATTACCACATAAGGAAGTTCACTTTGTCTGGTGCTTAGTCTGACTCCACTTCTAAAAGAAATAGATACAGAGACGTTGTTGATCATACTAGCAGCCTTGGCAATAGCGACGAGGGTAGAGATTGTGTTTTCCCACTTGCTGCTCATTGAACTAGAAGCATCAACGGAAATATGTAGATGAACATTCTTGTACTTATCTACACTGGTCTGATAGAACAGGTTTTCGTTCTGATAGCCAATAGAAGCAATCAGTCGCTTGTCAATTCTACCACTATCCTGTCGGGTAAACTTTGTAGTCTTGACTTCGTTTCGGATTTGTAGGCGGCGACCAAGCATTGTACCAATAGCAATTCCACTACGCACTCCGCGAGTCCCCATCATATTTTCTTGTAAGGACGTATAGCCGTTGGTATACGGAAACTCGTTGGAGTTCATAAGTTCCTTTGTAAGATTAGTAACAACGATACACTCAACGGGAGGAATACCATCTTCTCCGCCAACGACTTTGATATTGACGCCACTCTTTTCAAGTGTATTCAACTTACTGATAACCTTGCTCTTGAAAGGAGACACAGCAGCGGTTCTGTTGATAAAAGACTCTTGCTTTTTGATAATTTTTTCAATAGCAGCCATCTTCTTCTCGGTCAGAACTTTTTTCTCTGCCTTGGCAGGCTTATCGGACTTTTCATTATCCGTATCCTCTTTGTCTCCATCGCCAGTATTGTCGGCATCATCCGAGTCGTCTTCGCTGTTAGCATCATCGCCGTCGCTCGAATCATCGGAGTCTGGAATACTATCCACAGAATCCTCGGTTCCGCCAAGGAAATCAGAAGAATCATCACCGTCTTCTGACTTGGTGCTATTCTTTTGAGAAGAATTGGAGTTATTGTGACCATCAATCACATTCTTGATAATCTCTTCGACGATCTCCATAGAAAGATCTCGCCTGCTCACAGCAGTAGAAAGTTCATTTCTAAGAATGTTCTTAACATCCAGCATCTCCGTAATCTTGCGAAGACCAGGCAAAGCGTCTGGATCGTAGTTCTTATTTACAAGGTTTGTAAAATGAAACTTATAATTGGCAAGAGTAGGAGTACGATAGTTGTCGGACTGGATGGCCTGACCAATTTCGGGAAGATTGAAATATCTATCATACAAAGCGTGATAATAACCACGATAGCCGGGAGCAATCTGATATGCCCAAGCATCAATATATCTATCTTCAACGACGTTGAGAATATACTTACAAAGTTCGCCAATATCATTGTGGTTCATCAACCCATTGACGGGTTTGAGAAGATGATTGGGAATCTTGCCCCACAACGTCTTGATAAGAGAAAAGTCAGACTTTACGATGTGTGCGGCTTCGTGCAGAGCAATACCAACGGTAGGGTCAAACTCACCCTTGGAGATTTCGCCTCCAATATACACAACCTTGCCATCAGTCATTGACGTACTCTTTTCTGCAAAACGAACAGGAATGTTCTTGCCGGTAAGAATATACACAAAATTACTGACCGCACGGCGGTACTCAGACAACTTGATAAGTCCGTATGTAGTATCTACATCCAACTTTTCTTTAGAAAAGTCCTCACCAAGCCAGAACTTGGAATACTCTGCGTATTTCTTTTTCATTATTAGAAGGGGGTGCTGCCGTCAGGAGTATTGGCGGTAGCGGTATAAAGATTGTTGTTGGTCTCGGTGCTGATATACTTTTGCACAACCTGCTTTACCAGAGTACGTTCGGAATCAAGTCCACCATCATCCGGATAATCGGGATAAATAACCATATCAGCAAGTTCTGTGAGGTTGAATCCATCGACGGTAAGTTCGGCCATTTCCTTGACGCTACGAGTAGAAATGAACTTACTCAACTTGCCCTGAGAAGCAAACTCGCGGGTAGCAGCAGCAATTTCCGTAACCGCCAGCATGGTGTTCATATTGGCATCGGGGCAGTGGGTCTTGATGAGTTCCATCTCTGTATTCTGCGAAAGAATATCAACCTCAATCTTGACGGTGAAACGATCAAGTAAAGCCTTGTCCATCACGCGGGTAGCGGTATATTCGTTGCCAATGTTGGTGGTTGCGATAAAACATACCCCATCAGCAACTCTCACAACTTTTCCACCCGATTCGTCCAGTCGCAAATACTTTTGATTGTCGAGCACTGGCATTAAAATATTCATAGCGTCGGGATGGGCTCTGCTCAACTCGTCGAGTAGAATAATTGAATTCGGTGTAGAGATGGCCTTCACAAATGGAGATTCTTGGAAGAATGTCCCAGTTTCTTTGGAGAATTGAGTATTTCCAATTAGCGTAGCTCGGGCATCTTGCGTACTCCCAAGGTTAATGGCCATAAATGGCCGATGTTTCTTATAAGTTACTTTGTATGTTTTGTTTTTCACGACGATATATTTCCCATCTTTTTTTTGTTGCTTCTGCAATATTTTTTTTACCTTCTTTTGTCAAGAATGATTTTCCTTTTCTTGCATCACTAATTTTTTGTCTTGTCTTTTTTGAATAAACTTTTCCTTTATTTGCTTCACTTGCTCGTTTTTTTTGATATTCGGATTGAGATTTTCCGAACATTGGATTTGACTCTCCTTGATTGTGTTCTGTTATTTTTTTTCTATATTCTTCGTTTTTAAATGCTCGCTTAACTGCTCGGCTTATTTTTTTTCGTGTTTCTTCTTTGGTGACTATCTTTGGTCGTAAACCACTGTTTCTTTGTAAATTGTATGAGTTTTGGTCATTTATCGCATTGTATTTATCAATCCAGTATATCTCTCGTTCCAATAGGTTTGATAAATCTTTACCCACCACAACTTCCAGAGTTTCTTTTACGAAGTTATTTTTGCCGTATTTTTTTATCGCGGATTTAAGAGCAAGTCCAGACCCGTAATAATGTGGGTTGTTTCTGCTGTCTTTTCCGATGTAATAGTTTCCATTAAGAATATTAGTAGTTTTGTATATTATCATGACATATATAAATATAAGTCAGTAGAATATTCCACGCCATTATTTTAGTTCTTCTGTTTTTATAATAGTGATATTTTCTGTAGCCTTGAGTTCGTTAAGGCGTTCTTCCGTAACCTCTTCTTCAATAGTTTCAGAAAGGGCTTCAACCAAGCATTGGACCGCGAAGGTTTTCCCATGTCCTGTTGGACCAACAATAAGAATATTCTTGCCACGCAGAGCACTGCGAACAAGATACTTCCACTTGATATCCTTCATATATAGCTTGCTGGGCTTGATGTCAGCAGACTGGTCGATAAACGTCTTGGTGTCGGTGGGCATATTCTTTTTGGTCTTATTCATATGTATGTACTATGGTACACTTTTTATATGAAGTCAATAAAAAACCCCACATTTTTGTGTGGGGTCTTTAAGTTGTTGATTATTAAGACTTATCAATAATCGCTTCCAGCGCCAGCGAGCTTTTCATAAATCTCGTCGTCTATGTTAGATACTATGGATTTTTGATCTATAGTGTCTCCAGCATTAAATAATATCTCGCTTGTTTGATTTCCTTCTGCATCAAACACATATGTATCTTCTTTTGCAGTTACTATAACCTTAGTTATTTCGTATCCACTTCCCGGATCATGTGTTCCAAATTCATGGTCAAAGCTCGCATCGGCATATTCTCCTTCGGCGTATACTTCAACATTGACTTCTATTTGTTCAGGTAAATTTTTTCCTAGTTTCTTTGGATCTATGTCTACCATCGTATCAAATGTTGTATCTACGCTTGCAGGAACTCTGCGTTTTTCGTTCAAATGCTCAAGCACCAATTTTTTGTGCTTTTCAAATGTGTCGTTGATTATGCTTTTTTGTTTCATATTATGCTTTCTTTTCTTTTAGAGCAGGAGTGTCTTTTAGTTTTACAGATAGCTTGTCTGGGCTTTCTGTGCTTTTATCGTGTTTTAGATATGCGGATTTGGCGTCTGCTTTATCTTTCAATACCTTATCTACAATCTTTTCAATCTTGTCAACGATGCTTCCACCAAGGGCTGGAGCAACATCTTTGTTGATAGGAGCATTTTCTTTATCTACTTTTTCTTCTGCCTTTACTGTAGTATCATCTGCGATTTCAACTTGAGTTTCTTCATCGGCATCATCCATCTTATCGGCTTCATTGGCTTCTTCTTTTTCGGATGGCTTCTTACCAAATCCTTTTAGACTCTTATCATATGCTTTTTGGACATATGTCTTATCTGAACTTTCAGCGTGTTGTTTTACAAGTTCCATTGCTGCTTCAAGAGAAATGCCGCGAGCAATCTTTCTTTCAGATTCATTTGTAATGGACACAACGTCGTAGCAATCATCGGAGTTTTTACCTAGCTGAACTTCTTGATTGCCTTTCATTCCTGCGGTTTTTCCTGTGCCACGAATTTTCATTACGTTGGCATCCTTGCCCATTGCCTTGGTTAGTGCTTCTTCGCCAGTCAAATCCTTTTTATCCGACTGAATAGGTGTACCAAACTGATTATTGGTGATTTCTTGCAATACTAACTTTTTGATGGCTTTTTTTAGAAGTTCACGATTCATAAATGTATATATGGTTTAGTATATAAATATTATTATATAACAAAAAACCGCCGTATTATTGGCGGTTATGTGTGTTTTTATAATATTAGGCTTCGCAACTCTTGCATTCTAGGATGCTTCTACCCAGTTCTTGGGCAGGATTTGTGCCTCGTTGATAATAAAGGCACTTTATACCCTGTTCCCAAGCGAATATAACCAATTGATTTACATCTTTGACTGGAGTCTTGGGATGAATCATTAGGTTTAGGGATTGGCCTTGATCAATATACTTTTGGCGGGCAGCAGCCTGAATAATGACTTCTTTCTGGCTAATCTCACCAAACGTCTTGAATACATCCTTTTCGTGTTCTGACAAGAACTCAAGGTGTTGAACACTACCGCCCTTGAGAAGAATACTCTTCCAAGTATCTGCATTGTTCTTGCCGTGCTTTTCAAGCACTGCTTCAAGATATGGATTGCGATAAGTGAACTTACCTTTAGCCAAGTCCTTTGTATAATAATTGCTATTCAGCGGCTCGATACTTGGCGAAACTTGACCAAGAATAAATGAACTGCTTGTTGTTGGAGCAATCGCCATTGTAGTAACATTACGGCGACCATATCCCTTTAGTAGCGGTGGCTCACCATATTCCTTAGCCATTTCCTTACTGGCAGCATAACTCTTGTCACGAATGACCTTATGAATTTGAGTATTCAGAAGTTTGGCTTCCAAGCTCTCAAACGGAATCATTTTGCTTTGTAGGAACGAATGCCATCCAAGCACACCAATACCAAGTGCTCGCTGATTCTTGGCGAATGTATGAGCAGCCTTGAGGAACGGAATATTTTCAGTTGCCTGAATATAATCTTCCATAACCGCATCAAGGAAGTATGTCATTGTTTCTACAGCGTCCGTGCTCTTCCAATCCTCATAATGAAGTAGATTCATAGAAGATAGATTGCACACGAATGTTTCTTCAGCAGAAGAACTGAGGCAGATTTCAGAACATAGATTAGAAGCGTGGATCTTCATCTTCTTGTCCTTATATACTTCTGGAGCATTATCATTTACATTATCACTGAAGAAAATGTAAGGATAGCCAGACTCAAACCGCTTTTTGAGCACTTTCGCCCAAACAGCACGAGCGTCCTTGTCACCTTCAATCATCTTCTTCATGAACTTATTGCTAACGCAAACACCAATGCTCAAGTCTTGAATAGCGTGCCCTTCTTCACGAATACCAAGGAACTCCATAATATCTGGATGTTCAATTGGAAGATATGCCGCAAAACTGCCACGGCGTACATTTGACTGCGATACTACGCGAGTAACCGCATCAAACATTTCCATAAAATGGACAGGACCAGAACTTGTGCCGCCTACGCTAATAGGCGTACCTCTGCTACGAAGATCACCAAAATAACCAGAAGTACCGGCACCATACTTTGTAAGCATACCAACTTCAGCAGTCTTTTCAAGAATAGCATTCATAGTGTCAGACACATATGAACCATTACAAGAAATAGATAGTCCGCGTCCATTACCAAAGTTTGCCCAAACAGGAGATGACAATGAATACCATCCTTTGTGCATATAGGACTCAAACTTTTCAGCGAATCCTTTCTTTTTTAGGATCTTTTCCGCAGCCTTGGAAATCTCGTGGATTCTTTCTTCTGCGGTCTGCCCTTTGGGCAAATATCCTCTTTCAAGGAATGTGATGCTGTCCTTGTTCAGCCAATAAATGTCCTTACTCATATATATTAAAATAGGTCGTCTGCTTGTATAGACTGTGTTTTCTTTGCGTATTCGACCGGTCTCTTATGGAAGAAATCAGTCATAGTATTACCCATTACATCCTCATCCATCCAAGTAGTCAACTCAATAATGCTTTGCGGCACATCAAATATTTTTCTGAAGCCAATCATCTCAAGCGAATCATTTAGACGACGCTGTACATATCCCTTTAGAATATCTGCACTAATCTTTTCATCAGCATAATCACCGATCATCCAATCAATAAGTTTGCATTCAGCATTATATGATTCTTGAGCTTCGTGAATAATTTTTTCTTCAAGTTCAGCATCAAACAACTCCGGTAGTTCTTGGCGAATAGTATTTACAATCTTTCCACCGGCCAGACCGTGTAGTGTTTCTTCCTTTGCCGTATATGCGACTTGTTGAGCCGTATCCTTCAATAGACCTTTATAGCGGTTGAACCAGTTGATAATATAAAACTGGCTAAATAGAGACACGTTTTCAACATAAAGCGTGAAAAGGATCAGCGAGTATATATACTGCTTACGATTGTCTGTATATACCTTATCAAGATATTTACGAAGATACTTTACTCGACCTTGAATAATGTCAAGTTTTAGGTTTTCTTCAAACACATCCTGCATTTGTAGCACATCCAATAGTTTTTCATACGCATTGTTATGAATAACTTCAATATTGCCCATAGTAATGCCAAGATCAGATAATGCTGGATGTGGCAATGTATCACCAAGTTTCGTCCAAAATTTCTTTACAGATATTTCTATCTGTCCGATTGCACTTAAAGCATTCTTGATAATGACCTGCTCTTGCGGAGTTAGTTCAGTTTTGTATTGCTGTAAGTCCGATGTGAATGTGAACTCGTTTGGAGTCCAATGTCCAGCCCACATGGCATCAATATATTCTTGTGCCCAAGGATAGCGATTTGGCTTACGAGCGATTTGTTCGTCAAAGATTGTCATAAAAATTTCCTCCGCTTGGTATTATTGTGTGGAAGATAAATACGTGTTATAAAAAATAAATTATGCAAAAAAATTTTACAAAATTTTCTCACAAATTGACGTTTTCGCCATTTTGATTTTGGCGAGAACTATTCCATTTATTCTTCAACATCGTCTTCATAGAAGACTCGTCATCTTCCATACCGGACTGAATAGCCATTGCTTCTTTTGACTTAGAATCATAAATCTCAATCTCGCCGTTGCCGGTATTCATTTTGGCATACAAAGTGATGCCATCAGGACCAAAGCGGTTCTTGATTACGTGACAACGAGCAGTATTGTTGGCTTTGTCTTGCATGTTTCGTGTTACGCTGAACACAAAATCGGCAGTCATGATCTTACGATACGAGTCAGCAATATTATGTGCCTGAACAACGTCTTCCTGACCGCCGCTTCGGTTTGTTTGTGAAGCAGTCCATACAGGAATCTGTAGTTCTCCTGCAACTTGCCGCAGTTCTTCATAGATGTTTCCCGCCTCGCTATAACTGTTGCTGTTCTTTTCCTTTTCCTGCGGACGAAGAATGTCGGCATAATCAACAATCATTTCATTGATTTTGACATTCTCAAGTGCCTGAATGCGTTCAATATGAAACTTGAGCGATTGAGCACTAACCGTCTTTAGCGGAAAATACTTCACAAACAACTTACCATCAATCTTCTTGATGACATCTTCAACTTCGCCTTGGCGATGCTTGATTTCCTGAAAGTCAATATGTGTAAAGCAGCAATCATATCGTAGTCCAACATAGTTTTCGTTCAGTTCAAGCGTAAAGTGGGCGATGTTCTTGCCACGCTTCATTGCCTTGGCACCAAGGCTGCACAACAGCCAACTCTTACCAATGCCAGCAGGGGCAACAACAATACCCAGTTCGCCAGGCCCAAGACCGCCGTCCATAAGAGAGTCGATGACATCCCAGCCAGTAGGAATGGTATTGCGGCACATTTCACTCATACGAGTAGCAACGTCTTTGTGATAGTTATGACCAAGGTTGCGTTCCATACCCGCCTTCATTGCTTTATCAACAAGACCCTTGATCTTGTCATATTCACCTGTCTTGAGATGATCGACAGACTCAATGATGGCGTTCTTGAGTTTCTGGTTCTTGCAGAACTCAAGAAACTGCTCACGCACGAACTGTAGATCCTTTTCACTGATCTTGAGATATACACTCTTTAGGTGATCTGTCACCGTTGCCTTGAAATCGGCATTTTCAATAGTATCAACACGCACCTTGAAAACTTGCATAGTAGGCAAGTCCTTATATTCCGCGTGATATTGAATGATTTCCTTTACAATCCAGCGATGTGCCTCGTTCTCAAAGGCATCAATCTCTATGATGTCAACAACACGTTCAAGAAACGTCTTGTCGGTAAGGATGCTTGCGATGATCTTGACTTGAAATTCAAGACCATATTTGTGTAGATTGTCGATGATTACTGGAGCCATAAATGATGATGTTTAGAATATTACGACGCATTTGGAGTTTCGTCAATTTGATTTAGAAAAATTATTCAGTTTTTGCCATAACGTGCAAAGGATAGAATACTTCCTGCAACCATACATGATAGTTTGGTATAGTGGAGTGCATACCGTGTGCTGTAAGTTTTTGTATAAAATGAAACTTGTTGTAGTCATATACATTCTCTACAGCATCAGATATTTTCATTTGCAACGAACCTGCAAAACTCGGGTTCTTTAGTTGCATAAGCATATAGTTTCTATTCAATATCTTGGAATGTTCCACGATGCTTGAATATATCTTCTTTTCGTTTATACAATCCTTGGCACGAAGCAACAGTTCTTCAACCGAAGTTTCCTTGTTTTCTGTAAGCATAGGAAAGCATTTGATGGCAGTTTTGAGTCCAACTCCCTTGACGCCATCGATATTATCAGAACTATCGCCCTCTAATATACGATAGTAAATAAAGTTGGTAGGATGAACGCCATATTCATTGATTACATCCTGTACGCCATATATCTTCTTTTTGATAGGACTCCAGATACATACTCTATCGTTGATAAGTTGAATAAAATCCTTATCACCACTCATTATGGTAATCTTGGATGTTGAATACATCTGTGTGGCAATATAAGCAATAGCGTCGTCTGCTTCTATATAATCAATAGAAATTACACTTACAGGCAGGCTGCGAAGAAAATCAATCAGTTTCACCATTTGATTTATCATCGCTTCCTGTTCTGTCTTAGGATCGCTCATTTCTTCATATGCTCTATTTACACGAACAGATACTTTACGATTGTTCTTATATTCTGGATATATGTCTCGGCGGCGTTGGCTTCCGCCTTTACCGTCAAATACTACAATAACTCTTGTAGGACGTAATAGTTTTATAGCATATCCAAGACTGGTAAGAAATCCAGTTACTCCGCCAACGTGGTCACCGTTTGCACTCAACGTAGGTACGGCAATCCATGTTCTTATAAACTGGTTCAGCCCATCAACCACCAATATGTCGTCGTTTAATTTTTTAGATCCCGAGGACGACGATGTATTGTGTTCTTTTTTTATTTTATCAAAAATTGATTTATATTTGTTTTCCATGTTTGTTTAAAATATCTTTAAGATATTGTTTTTTATCCACGCAACTTTCCCAGTCGTGTTGCCAAACAACTACTATATCATATCCGTGGGATTTTGCCAAGTTTATTTTTTCGGCATCTTTCCGGTGTATTAACTTTACTTCTTCCGTAATTTTGTAGAAACGAGGATCTCTGTGCCAATATGTTCCATTATATTCCACCAACAGATTTTTTGCGGGTATATAAGTATCGTATGGTCGTCCATTTATTATAAATTCGGGTTCGACGTTATACCCCATCGTTTTAATAATGTATTCCATCTCCATTTGACCTTTTGACCTATATGTCGGTGTATGAATACCATCTTTCCATTGTTGTTTTGCTATGATAGATAACTTCTTTTTTGTTTCTTCGCTTCTCGGATAACTTCTATTTACTTTCTTTCTGGATATTCCTATTAGACTATTTCTATGCTTTTCTGACAGAGGAATTCCTTTTTTCGCCAAAGACATGCGAAGTTTCGTTTCTTGACTCCTTTTTTTTCCTCGCAACAAATTGGCACGTTTTTCTTTTTCTTCGTCCGTCTGTTTCCTTCCCACTATCGTATTGTATGCGTTTTTTCTTCTCAATTCTATAAGTTTTGGATCATTGATATACGATTGCTTTATTGCTTTAGCTCTTTTTTGTATTGTTTCTGGCGATGGTTTGTAGGTTCCTTTAGATTTTGCTCTTCTACTTTTTCCACACCTACTCAAGCATATTTTCTTTATATTGTTTTCTCCATACTTTTTGTAAATAGCCAACTGAACCTTTCTTCCCGTCTTAGAACCGAAATTGTTTTTTTTTCTTAATGCCATCATACTAATAATAGTATCGTCTCGTTTGAACTCCTCATATAATGATGTAATTAATTGATCGCTCGGAATAAATGTTTGATTTTTCATATATTAATAAATATTAGGTATTACTGTCAAACATCATATAAATCTATTATTGTGAACCATATGGAGGTATTTCACTCCATATGATTATTTTTATATATCTTCTTCTCTTGGACCCCAGAGACCATCCAACAGTTCTTGTTCGGCCATTCGGATGCAACTGTCTAGTTCATACATTGGTCCTCCGCGATCTTGTTCACGCCAAATCCAATCGCCGTGTTCTCGGATTTCGTCTGCATACATCTCAAATACGCCCTCTTCGCCCTTTTCTGCCAGAAGCTTTTCAAAGTCCTCATAGGACATTTCAGTCAAAGGGGTCAATTTTACTTTTGGGGTTTTTGCAACCTTTGTCTTCTTAGCTTTAGGCTTTTTTTCTGCCTTGGTCTTTTTTAATTTATTCTTTGGCTCAATAGCCGTTTCTTCTATCTGATTATTTATGTCGTGTGCATCTTCGCTCATATGTTTCCTTTCGTAATAATAAAAACCGTGTGGAGGTATTTCACTCCACACGATCATTTTAGTCGTCTGCTCCTTCTGATGCTTCGTCGTATTCAACGTCATCAGCCATTTCAGAGTTAGGAGCCTTATACTTCATAACAAAGTTCTCAACGAGTTTGTTATAAAGATAGTCTCTGCACTCTGGTCTGTCCTTGAGCAGCTTGGGCAAGTCCTTCTTTTCAAATACAACTGTCTCGGGTTCTTTACCTTCAACAGGCATAATGAATTGTAGGTTCTTTGCCTTCTTATCTTCTTCTTTTTCTTCTTCCAACTGCTTCTTTGTCTTCTTTTCACCTGCAACCTTTGGCTTCTTGGCATTGGTTACAATATCCCATTCAATGAGATGTTCCAACCAATTGCTGAAGTTGTCGATGCCTCGGTCAAAGTAGATGTCAAATTCAGCACTTCGCATAGGTGGTCCCATACGATTTTTGACAACAGTGCACTTGGTACGAATACCAACCGTCTGTTTATCAGCGTTTTTGATTTGATTCAACTGCTTTAGACGTAGGCGAAGCGAAGCGTGGAACGCAATGGCTTTACCACCACTGGTTGTCCAAGGATCGCCAAGTCCAACAAATCCTACCTTTTGACGAAGTTGATTGGTAAAGCACAAGCATACACGCTGTTTAGCAATAAGTCCTGTGATCTTTCTCATCGCCTTGCTGATAGCAATGGCTTTGCCGGTGGCATAACCATCCGCACCGTGATCGCTTGCCAGTTCCTTCTTGGTAGAAGCAGCGGCAACAGAGTCAACCAGAATAGTCACAAGACGATTCTTGCTGCTCTTGCGAACAAGAGTGATGATTTCTTCAACCTTATCAAAAACATCTTCTACTGTATCAACATTGATGTATAGCATCTTTGGAACGTCTACACCAATGGCTGTTAGAAAATCCGTAGATACGGAAGTTTCTGTATCAATGAATACTGCCAGTCCGCCCTTCTTTTGAGTTTCAGCAAGCAGGTGAGCGCCCATAAGGCTCTTACCAGATGCTTCAAGACCAGTCAGTTCAGTAATTCTACCTACAGGCAATCCACCATTTGGTCGATTGGCAATAGTCAAGTCAACGAGACTATTTCCGGTAGAAACCCAGTCAGTAATTTGCGAAGGATCATCTTCTGCATCAAGGAAGAAAGCAACTTTGCCGTCGCTGTTCTTATTGATGGAGTCAGCCAATGCTTCTGCCAGTTCATCGCGAGATGATTCAATCTCGTGTTCAATAGTTTTCTTTTTCATATATGATAGTATGTTTGAGTAATGGTGCGCCAGTACTCCATCTGGCGCACCATCTTCTCATCATTTATTCTACTACTATGTTCAACTTACGAGTTGAACAAATTGTTGAATTCGTCAGCAATTTCCTTAGTGCTGGAAGGAGCCTTGACCGCAGCCTTGGTCGTAGCACTTTTTGGTGCAGGAACATCGGCGGGTTCTGCTTCAGTAGTAGCAGCAGTGGCGGAAACAGTCTCGCCATCTTCAGCAGCTTCCTGCGAAGAGTTCAACCAAGTATCCATTACAGCGGCCAGTTCTTCGTAAGACAGTTCCGGAAACAGTTCTGTCACGTTCTTCTGGTTCTTGACCTTCTCCTTGATGGCGGCATCAGAAGGGTCAAACGCGGGAGTCTGATTTGGCTTTACGCGAATTGTGGTCTCGGGGAAGCTCTTGCCAGTTTCTTCGGCAGTCTTGAACTCCACGACAATGTCACGACCTGCACGCAGATCAGTAATATCGCCATAGTCAGCATCAGCAATAATGCTCAAGATTTCCTGATACACCTGCTTGCCCATACCCCAGAACTTCACACCTTCGTGCTCTGCTCCACGAACGAGAACAGGTACATATGTACGAAGCTTGGGCTCAAGCGAGCGACCAGTCTTCCACTCTTCCTTGTCTCCGCTCTTCTTGAGCTTGTTGGCAAACTCAACGATAGGATCGGGGCGACCAAATGAAGCAGGAGACAGATATGTCTTACCGTTCATATTATAGTGGAAAAGCAGTTCAATGAACGGATTTTCAGGATTGTGAGCATAAGGAACGATTCGGATTACGTTCTT